AAGCCGGAGTTGGCCAAGTTGTACGGCCTTATCCAAGCCAGCACATACGACAACGAGAAAAACCTGCCGGACGATTATATTTCGTCGCTGTTCGCATCTTATCCGGCCCAGCTGATCAACGCATATGCGAGGTCAGTTCGTCAACCTGGCCAGCGGCAGCGTCTATCCTGACTTTGACCGGCGCCTGAACCATGCGCCGGCTGAGATGTTGCCGAACGAGCCGTTGCACATCGGCGTGGACTTCAACGTCTACAACTGCACCGGCATCGTCTGCGTTGACCGCTTTGACGATCCGATTGTTGTGGACGAAATGACCGGCGTGCGCGATACGCCGGCGCTGGCCAGCCTGCTGCTGGAGCGGTATCCAGGACATCACCTGACGGTGTATCCGGACGCATCCGGGCAGGCCCATAAGACGACCAACGCATCGTTGTCAGACCTGCAGATCATCCGAGACCACGGAATCACGGTCAAGGTCGGCTCGGTCAACCCTGCCATCAAGGACCGGGTCAATGCGGTGAACGCCAAGATCCATAACGGCCTGGGCGAGCGCCGGTTGCTGGTGAATACGAGGAAATGCCCGGTTCTGACGGAATGCCTTGAGCAGCAGATATATGACCTCAACGGCATGCCGGACAAGAAGTCGAACAACGACCATTGCCCTGACGCGCTCGGGTATTTCATTTCATCGCGCTGGCCGATCGTGCGGCAGGTCATCGCATTCGGCACGACATAACGGACCTTTCATGGATCACACGAAGTTGCATCAGCGGCCGCCGCCGTCCCGTTGGACACGCGTCAAGCGCGCCGTGGCGGGAGCAGTGCGGACAATGACCGCCGGCCGCAAGAGCCACGAGCCAAGCCGGGTGACGTCGCCGTATGCGCGCCTGCGCCAGGTCGGGTCATGGAATCTGCGGGATTCGCGGCCCATGATCAAGCCCGTGCCGGCGAACCTGCGGTATTTCTCCCGCACGCCGTACGCAACCAGGGCGATTCAGTTCTATACCCGCTCGATTTGTTCCCTCGATTGGTCCGTGAAGGTGAAAAAGGACGTCACCGAGAACAGTGAGATCAAGCGTCAGATCGACATCACCTCGGCCTGCCTGTTCAGTCCGAACAATGACGATTCGTTCAGTTCGTTGCTGCAGCAAGTGGTCGAAGACCTGCTGGTGTGCGGCGCCGGCGCGATCGAGCAGGAGATCGGCGGCGACAAACTACGCCCGCTCTGGCTCTGGCCGGTGGATGCGCTGTCGATCCAGATCTATGCCGACTGGGATGGCGACGAATCGAAGCCACGGTACTGCCAGACCTTCGGATATGGCAATGTCGGCGTCGCGCAGGGCAAGAACCTGCTGAACCGCGAGCTGGTGTACATCCGGGACCGAATCACCACCGACTCACCGTTTGCCTTTGGCGCTCTGGAAGTGGCGTTCGAGACGATCAACCGGCTGCTGGGCGTGGCTGAGTACGCCGGCGACGTGGCGGCGAACGCGCATCCGCAGAACCTGATCTTCTTGGAGGGTGCAGATCAGACCGTTATTGAAGCCTTCCGCGGTTACTGGCGCAATGACATCGAGGGGCAGGGACAGACGCCGGTAATCGGCGGCGCTGATGCCAAGGTGCTGAACCTGCGCGGATCCACAGACGACGCGTTATTCCTGAAATACACCGATTTCGTTATCCGTGAAATCGCGGTGGCGTTCGGTATCAGCGCCCAGAACCTAGGCGTCGAGCAGAACATCAACCGCAACAACGGCGAGGTGGCCGAGGACCGCGACTGGGATCTGTCGATCAAGCCAGTAACCCGGACAATTTGTGCGTATTTCAACCGCGAGATCATCTGGGGGCGGCTTGGCTACACGAACATCGAGCTGACGCCTGGTGGCCTGGATCGTGAGGATGAAAAGGCTACGGCCGACATCTACGAGAAGGAATACAAAGGCAACGCCATCACGCCGAACGAGTACCGCGCGCGCCGCAATATGCCGCCGCTGGAAAGCAAGTTCGGCGACATGATCTACGCCGACGTCCAGATCGCCGTCGAAGGCGCCAAGGGCGCCAAGCAGGTAAATCCGAAGTTGACCGAGATCGAATAGCAGGCCGAACGCCTGTTCACCGCCGCAAGGCACTTTTCTGGGCGTTCGCCCTACACAGGAGAAAACATGGGACTTCCAGTCCATACCGTTGACGTTGCGCAAGGTAGCGCACCCCTCGCGCAGCCGGACCGCGTGATCTTTGCCATCTTGCCAGGCGTTCCCAACTTGGTTGGTAGCGGCGCTGGTGCGGCGGTCGTTACCGCTATTGCTGGTTTGCAGCTGCCAGCAAGCTATGTGGTCGAGGTGACCCCAAACCAGGACGCGGTGGCATTCGTGTCCGCCAAGACGCAAGCCGGCTTCAACGTCACGCTGAACCCGCGCCTCGCTGCCAATACCCTGGCCGTCGGCACCTTCGACGTCGTCATTTTCGCGTAATTGATCCGCGGCGCCGCGCGCGCCAAGATTTCCCCCGTAGTTCACAACCATCTCGTAAGGAGGCGCCATGGGCGTACGTACTAATTTGCTGGCATTGACCGCATTGTCGGCTGAAACCGCTGCTTGCGCAGCCAGTGGCGAGGATCTGCCTGGCATGCTGAATTTCTCGGCTGAGAAGGTCGCCGATGCCATTCAGGTGCTGACGGCGATTGCCGCTTTCATCCCGGCCGGAACGAACAAGACCGCAGTGCAGACGGCGATCACCGCACTGAGCTGATCAACGCAACCCCACCCGGTACCAACCAGGACGCATAGGAGTTTCCATGGCAACGACCAAAAAAGACACCGCCAAAAGCGCAGTCGTAGAACCTGCAGCAGCTAAGGCTGCCGGCCTGTACGCCGAGCTGGTGGCGATGTCCGAACAGGCTTTGACACAGGGCGATCATGCCTTGCACGCGACGCTACACGCGGTAACGGTCGCTCTGGCCAACGCAAAGGTCGCCGCCGGTCAAGCGCTGCAGAACGTCGAGGATGACGCTGCCGCATTGCTTGAACAGATCAAGGCGCTCTGAAATGCCGCTGTCGAAAGAAGAGCGCGAAGCGCTGGGCGATGATCTTTTTGCCTTTCCACGGCTGCGCAAGTGTCCGTTGAACGACGAAAAGCACACGCGCCTGGCGTGGGACATGGTCGACCGGACACAAGGCGCGACCATGGACGAGCGCGCCGAGGCTCGCCGGCGCATCCTCCATCGCGCCAAAGAGCTCGGCATCGACACGTCTGACTGGGACAAGACCGTAAGTGCCTCAGCGCTCCAGCTCTGGGGCATGTCACTGAACGTACCAGAAGTTGAGAATCACCCGAACCGCATGCCATTTTCCGGTGTGCTCACGTTCGTGAACCAGCCGTCAGACCTGCCTCCTGGTGGTTCTGGCGGGAAACGCACTTACTTGCCGAAGGACGTTGCCGAGAAAGCCCTTGAAAGCCTACTCGGCATGGCCATCGACTTCTCCGACGACCTGAGCGGTCACGATGTCACCCAGAAGATCGGGATCATCACGAGCGCTGAGATCGTCGGAGATGAGTTGCGGATTGAAGGCTTTTTATACGCTGCAGACTTTCCGCAGGAATGCGCCCGTATTCAGGAAGAGAAAGAGGACCTGGGGTTCAGCTATGAACTCCAGGCTAAAACTCGACCTATGGGTGACCTGCTTCAGATCGTGAGCTGCGTGTTCACCGGCGCCGCTGTCCTCTACAAGGACAAGGCGGCATACCAGTCAACATCATTGGCCGCACAGGCTGAACAGGAACTCGAAATGACCGAAGACCAAATGAAGGCGCTGCTGGCCGGCGCATTGACCCCGATCACAGAAGCGATCGGCACTATCAACAAGGAAGTCGCCGCCATGAAGGCCGCCGGCGACGCTGCGCTCCAGGCGAACAAGGAAACACGCGACCGCGTCGCTCCGCACGCTGCTGCACTGCGTAGCTGCGCTGCTGCCATGGAAGCCTCCGGCATTGGCCTGCACAGCGCACAAGGCCACGTCAAGGTGCTGCATCACATGGCCGCATCAATGGAAGCCGACGCCGCTGCCGGCAAGGTGCCGCACATCTTCCGCGACCACGACTGGGGTTTCTCTGCTGGCGCCGAAGGCAAAGCAACTCAGGCAGCAGCAGTGGTGCTGGACGAAACCAATCCGGCGATCAAGGCGCTGACAGACCAGATCTCTGGCCTCGGCACTCAAATGACAGACCTCAAAGCCGCAGCATTCAAAGCCGCTGAAGGTCCTGGCCGCAAAACGGTGCCATCCGACGTCCTGGCGCTGCTCGCAAAGGGCGGCATCAAGGAAGCCCCGGCCGACGGCATGACCGAGCAACAGATCGACGTGATGCTGGAAGCAGCTGGCGTTACTAAGATCTCCGACCGGATCGCCGCCAAGCAGAAGATCGCTTCCTCGGGTCTCCTGCGCGGCTAATCCGCTGCGCGTCACCGCACTGAACATACAGACAACATAGGAAAAAGCCATGACCAATATCATTGCACGCGCAGCTGATGCGTCGAATGATCCGGCGCTGCTGGCGCTGGGTAACACGCTTGGCGCTCGCGGCGCCAGCGTCCAGGCCCTGTCGGCCGCCGCTGATTTTAGCGGCCCAGGCGCGCTGGAGGTGCCAGTCTTCGAACGCGAGATTGTCGACCTGATCCGTCGTAACTCGGTAGCCCTGGAGCGCACGGAGCATGTGCCCGCCACCGGCCATCCGCATCGTTACTTCGAGCAAATCGCCATCGCTACGGCGACCGCGAACGATCCGCGCAACCTCAGCGCCACTCCATCGGGCCCAACCCGCGTGGAACGCGCTGCGTTCATCAAGGCCAGCGTGGCGCAGTCGAACCTGTCGCTGTTCGACCGGGACGTGACCGAACAGCAAGGCCAGTTCGCCTCGCTGCAGGCGAAGGACGTCGAGGACATCATCACAGCCATCATCGTGCTGCGTGCCCACATGTTCTGGAACGGTACCGATACTTCGCTGCTGGTGCCTACCACGCAGCAATGGGTCGGCGCCCTGGAGCAGATCACCCAGCAGGCAACCATCCCGAACGGTTCATCGATCATTGACGGCCTGAAAACGATGGTCGCCACCATGATGGCCAATCAGACCTTCAAGCCGAAGCCAACAGCGATCTACATGAACCCGCTGCTGATCGACAAGATCGAGAAGGAAGCGAAAGCCTCCCACATCGAGCTGAAGACCAAGGAAGTCACCGTCGGCGTCTCCGTCAAGTACCTGGCCACCCAGGCCGGCGACCTGCCGCTGATCCCCGATCCATACATGCCGACCGATTCGACCGGCCAGTATGGTTTCAGCAACCCTGGCTCTGGTCTGAACAACTATTACGCCTGCATCGTGACCGAGCCGATGATCGAGATCGCTTACATCGGCAAGGGCACCGAAGGCAAGCCACGTATCTTCCAATTGGGCTTGACCGGTAACCTGGCTGGCCAGTTCGTTGGCGTGCAGTTCGATGCGCTGATCGTCAAGGGCTACAGCTACGCGCATGCCACCGTAGCCGTCGTAAGCACCTAAAAAGTGCTGTTGTAGCCGCCTTCGGGTGGTCTGAAAGAGGGGCGCTGGGGAAACTCAGTGCCCCTTTTCTATTTCCAGAGGATCGACATGAATTTGTACCTGACAACTGGCAAACGCGATCACCTGATCATCGTTCAGCCTGGCAAGGAGTTCCCGAACTCCGAATTCTGTGCCGCTGACGGCACTGCGCTCACCTTCACGGTGAAATTCATCGATGGCAAGGCCGTCGACGTACCGCGCAACCTCGGCGAGTACCTGATCGATAAAGAGATGGCGCAGCGGTCGCCGATCATGGTCGACCTCGCGATGGCGAAACGTCTGGAAGTACAAGACGAACGCGTCCGCACCCACCGGATCCTGACCTCGACATGACACAGCGAACCGATAATTCCGGCGTCGGCGGCGAGCCGGGGCCATCCCTGCAATGGCTCATGTCCGCGACGCAGCTCGGCCTGGCCGCGCCAGTACCGGCAACTGGTCAGTTGCAAAGTGCGGTGCTGATCGCCAACGGCTGGAAGTTGTTCTCGCTTGGCCTCAAGAGCTCCCAGGCCGGGCAGATCAGCATCCAGCGCTTTCTGGACCTGGCCGGCACCGTGCCGCAAGGTGCGGCAGTAACAGCGACGTTGACCGCTGCCACCGCCGCATTCGCGACCGTCGGTACGGACGGATTGCCGTTCGCCAGCTTCCAGGTGAGCGTGACCAACACCAGCGGCACCCCAGCGACATTGTCGAACCTGCAGGGACTACTCCAAAGCGCCTGATATGCCATCTTCCTACCTGACATCCGGTGAATACGCCGCTTACGGTCTGCCGGCCAGCACGACCGCTGCTCAGGTGACCTCTGCCTCGACGCTGATCGACCTGCACCTGAAGCGCCCCGAGGGGATGGTTTGGGTGCCAGACGGTACCGGCGCGCCGGGATGGATGGCCGCGCTGTCGCCAAGCCAGACTTTCACGTCGCCCGGGCCCATCGCTCCAGGCAACAATGTGAGCGTGCCTCTGGTCGGTGGCGTTTCATCGCTGCTGGTGGGTGACGTGCTGATCCTCGATCGTGCGAATCCGGCTATTGCGGAACCGGTGGCCATCGTTTCGATCACTGGGCAAAACGTGATCCTGCAAAACGTGGTCTTCGCACATCCTGGTCCGTGCACCTTCGACAAGGGCATGACGATCAAGCAGCACAAGTTCATGCCTGACGGCCGTCCGGTGACGAATCTGGCCTTCACGCCAGTGGCGCGCCTGCTGGCTGGCCAGGGCAGGTACGGCTACGGTCGCCGCGGCGCTTCATCGCGCTACCAGGTGGACGAATTCAACTTGCTGGCGTCGCTATCGCACTTCGGCGGGCCGCCGGTCTGGGAGTTTTTCCCGATCATCAATACCGGAGTGGATTTCGAGACCGGCATGGTCTGGGTGCCGGCGGGTGTGATGCTGGCGTACTACAGCGAGATCAATCTCTGGTACGTCGCAGGGTATCCGGCATCCGGCCTGCCGGCGGCGATCAAAATGGCCTGCGCGAACATCGTCATGTCGCAAGGCGCGATTCCTCAGTTGGGCGCCACCAAGATGTACAAAGCCGGCGATACCGCCCTGGAACGCTTCGCCTCCAGCGCGATTGACGACGATACGAAGGCGTTACTGGCGCCATTCATGGCAAAGCTGTTTGTATGAGCTTTATATATCCAAGGGTCATATCGATCACACGTCAGCCGCTGCAGACCGGATTTGGCGCGTTGCCACCGTCCGGACCTAAGCCTGCAACTGAGGTGGTCCTGTACAGCGGAGTCCCAGCGTCGATCCAGCAGAAGAGCACCGGTTCCAAGCCTGATGCTCACTTGCCGGCCGACGCCGTGAACCGGACATTCTGGCGCATTTTCGTGCCGCTCTCCGCCGGCGTAACGGTGGGATCGGTACTCCGCGGCGACATTGCTATTGATGAATTCGGCCAGCGGTACCAGATCATCGCGCCCTACATCAATTCGCTCGGCACGAATTTCCTTGTTGAGCGTCTGGAGGCGTAATGGCAGATGTACAAGACGTACTCGATACGCTGGTGACGCAGATCGCCGGGTACGTGTATCCGAATGGCACCAGCAACGCACCAGTAGTTGGCGCCGGGATCCGGGTGTCGTCAGATTGGCCTATGCCGGCGCAGCTGGACGCCGATCTGCCGCAGAACATCATCTACGTGAGCGTGTTCACTCCCGGAACATCTCGCAACACCACGCGGTACCGTCCAGAGCAAAAAGTCATGTCGGTCGTGGCGCCGACCATCACGCTTGTGGCGAACAAGAATGTCGTGACCGTCGGAGGCCAGATGCCGGTGCAGTTCACCCCGCATAACTTGGCGCTGCTAATCGCCGGTGTGTCGTTTATCTATCCGGTCCAGTCGGCGGACACGCTTACCACGATAGCGACTGCCCTGGCCACGCTGCTGGCGGCAAAGTACCCGGGAACGACGTCGGCGGGGCCGGTGATCACGTTGCCGGCCGGAACGGTGCCGGTGGTGGCGCGAGTCGGAACGACTGGCCAGGTCACCACGGAATGGGAGCGCCAAGAAGAGGTGTTTCAAGTCACCGTCTGGGCACCTGACTTCGCTACCCGCAAGGCCGTCGGTGCGGCAATTCGCGCGGGCTTCGCGCAGATTCACGACCTGACCATGGTCGACGGCTTCGGCGCGAATATCAAATTCACCAGGAATCTGATGTCCGACGAAGCGACAAAAGTAAGGATATTCCGCCGGGATCTCTTTTACCAGGTCGAATACGCCACGACAGTAACCAAGCAACTGGCGACGGTGGTGGCAACGAAAGTTGAGTACGAAACCATGGACGGCACGCCGATCGTAACTAAAACCTATTAGGAATCAAAATGGCACGCGAAGACACGAAGAACGAGGTGGCGCCGGCCGCCGCTGCAGTAAAACCTGATTTTGCCTTGACGGTCATTCACCCATTCGGTGACTACCAGCGCGGCGCGCAGATCACAGACGCCGCCGAGATCGACGCCGTGCTGGCATCCGAAAACGCGCGCCACTGCCACAAGGTCGCACCGCAGTAATTCCCTAACCAATTTCCCCCAGCTTGTAAAGCCGCCCTCGAGGCGGTTTTTTTATTTGGAGCACCTCAATGCAAATCTATCAATCTGGCCAGCTCAATCTCGCCGGCGCTTTGCCTCCGGGCGTCTATACGCAAGTCGTTGCGCCTCCGCCAGTCGTGGCCGGCATCGCAACCAATGGCCTTGGTTCGGTCGGTGTTGCCTCTTGGGGGCCGGTGAACAGTCCCGTGATCGTGGGTTCGCCGCAGGCGGCGAGCCTGACGCTGGGGCCACTGACCAATCGGAAGTCCGATCTGGCGACTGCCATGGCCGTCTATTTCGGCATGGGCCAAACCAATAACGTCTCGGTGCGGGTCACAGACGGCACCGATACTGCGGCAACTGCCGCGCTGAAGGATGGTGCAGCTGCAACCGGCGTCACGCTGACGGGCTTCTATACCGGCTCGGTCGGTAACACTTTGGCTGCTACGATGGCCGCCGGTACCAAGCCGGCCACTTTCAAGTGCACCGTGGCGCTGCCTAATTTTCTGTCCGAGATTTACGACAATCTGGGCGTCGGCGTGATTCCTGGCGCCGTTACGCCAGGCACCGGCTACACATCGGTTCCGGCTGTCGCCGTCAATGCGCCGCAGGTCGCTGGCGGCGTCCAGGCCGTAATCCAAGCCACGCTGAAGGTTTTGTCGGCAAATATCACTGGCGGCGGCGCTTCTGGTGGCACTGGTTACGTAACGAACGACACTATCACGCTGCCAAATGGCGTGGTGTTGACTGTTACGGCGGCTTCGGGCGTCATCACCGCGCTGGCTGTCACCAATGCCGGTTCACTCGCCGGCGGCGTTGCTCCGACCAATCCGCAAGCCGTGATCCAGACATCTGGCGTCGGTACCGGCGCGCTCATCAATACCATCTGGTGCCTGGGCACTCCGAATGTTGTTCAATCCGGATCCGGTTACACCTCGGCGACAGCCACGTTGACTGGTGGTGCCGGCACCGGCGGTGCGATCACCCTGGGCGTGGGTTGCTGGTCGAATCTGGTCACCGCAATCAATCAGGGCCAATCCGGCGTGCGCGGACCTTCCCAGTTGGTCGTCGCGACAATCGGCACTTCGGCAGCTGCACCGGCGCTGGCCACAGCCGCATTCACAGGCGGTACGGACGGCGCTGCCGGCGTGACGGATGCAACCCTGGTAGGCAGCAATTCGACGCCGCCAACGGGCATGTACGCCCTGCAAAATGCCGGTGTGCTGACAGGTAACCTGGTCGATCACTCGACATCGTCGCAATGGAGCACGATTGCGCAGTTCGGCATTCTGTACGGGATCTTCTTCGCCGGGCAAGGCTCTCCAGGCCAGTCGATTCAGACCGTCGCCGCACTGCTGGCTACCGCTGGCGTCGACAACTACAGTTTCAAGAACCTGGTCGGCGATTGGGTGTACTGGCTGGATACCGTCAACAACGTTCAGCGCCTGCTCGGCCCAGCGACGTTCTGGGCACCGATGCGCGCCAACATGGCACCGAACCAGTCAACGCTGAACAAGCCGGTCAGCGGCATCGTCGGCACCCAGCGGTCGGTCCAAAGCGTCCAGTACTCCAGCGCCGAGGCCTTGGCCGCGTCGCAAGGTCGGCTCGACTACCTGGCCAATCCGGCGCCTGGCGGCAATTACTTTGCCTTCCAGACGGACAAAAATTGCTCGACCTACGCGGCGACTGACTCCGAAGCCTACACGGCAATGACGAACTTCCTCGCACTGACGCTCGGGACGAACTTCGGCTGGGTCATCGGTAATCCGCAAACGACCGATCTGCGCGCCGCGGTGAACGATGCGATCACCGGTTTCCTGATGAACCTGTGGCTGAATCTTGGTTACATCGGTGACGTCAATAACCCTGGGAAGGTGCCGTTCTCGGTAGAGACGGATGCCGGCAACAACCCAGATTCACAGGTCGCCGTCGGCTTGATGCAGACGCTCGTCAAGGTCAAGTACGAGTCGATCGTTCGCGTCTTCGTGATTTCCCTCCAAGGTGGCAGCACCGTCACCGTGACGAACCAACCAGGCTAATCAAATCCGCCCCGAATAGGGGCTTTTCCATTTTTGGGAGCAGTAAATGGGTGCGAATTCATTCAATGTAGGTCGTGACGGGGCACAGATCACGTTTTTCGACTCCGTCCAGGGGCGGGTGACGTTCAACGGCCAGATCGGTTTCGAGACCAAGGCACGCACGAAAAAGCTTGAGTCGGAAACAATTGCCGGCGTTACCAAGTTTCGAAATGTTCCGAATGGACACGAAGGGACTTTCGAGTTCGACCGGGAAGACTCGAGCGTCACGGACTTCTTTGCGCAGCAAGAGGCAAATTTCTTTGCTGGGTTGCCGCCGAGCGAAGGCGTGATCACGCAAACCATTCAGGAACTGAACGGCTCGCCAAGCCAGTACCAATACGTCGGGGTCGTCGTTGGTCTCGACGAAGACGGTAACTTCAAAGGTTTGGACAAGGTGACCCAAAAAGTCGATTGGCGCGCTTCCAAGAAAATCAAGGTGGCGTAATGACTCAGACAATCACAGTCAATCCGACACACGCGAGCCAATCGCCAAGCGCGGCAGTAGTGCGGGACGAAAATGAACCGTTTTCAGTCACCGATTCCACCGGCCGTGTTTTCGTCCTGAAAAATCCGGACGTATTGGCCCAGTTCGACCTGATCGAAGCTTTGGGCGAGCTGGCAAAGAACGACGTATATCGCGTGATGTGCATTCCAGCAATCTACGTCGTTTCCATCGATGGCAGCCCGGCGCCGGCGCCAACCAATAAATTGCAGATGCGCGCCTTGATTTCGCGGATCGGCGAAGCGGGATTCGAAGCCATCCGCGCTGGTATCAAGGAGCGATTTCCAACGCCGAAGGATGATGAGGAAGACGAAGCAGTAAAAAAATAGTCGACGCCACATCGATACGGCAATGTTTATGGCTTGTCAGCCACAACGTACCGTTTGATGTGGCGTTCTCGCTAAGTGAGAAGAAGCGGCGCGCCTGGGCGATTATCTTCTCGGAGCAGGACAGCGGGAAAAAATTCAACTTCAACACCGGTGAGTTTGAGGGGAAGACGTGAAAGAGTTCAAAGGTTTTGGCTCATTTGCCACCCACCTCAAACTCATGGCACTCGAAGCGTCAGAGGTCACCCACCACATGGCTGATCGAGCAGCCGAAGAGATCCAGAAGACGGCTCAGGGTGAAATTGGTTTCTATCAAGATCAGATCGGGCCATATGCCGCGTGGGAGCAGCTGGCCGATAGCACAGAGGCAGAAAAAGCACGCTTGGGTTTTGAACCTGACGCTCCGTTGCTGCGTACCGGCGGAATGCGAAAGAGCATCAACCGCACCGTGATCGGCAACGATGCCACTGTCGGCTCAAATGATCCAACGATGATTTACCATGAGCTTGGCACCACAAAAATGGCACCACGCGCGGTGCTCGGCCCGGCTGCCATTCATAGCAAGGGGCGCGTGAAATTAATTATCGGATCAACGATGTTTGCATGGCTATCTGGGCGAGGGTGGTTGCGCCCAGCGAAGATCACCGGTTCCTGACGAATTCTTTGTACTTAACGAAAAAAACAACCAAGTAGACTGGTACCAGGATCGGCACCAGGAAGAGGAAAGGGATTGGAACTATCCCCCAAAGCCATATTTTTGAGGACTTCGGACGATAAAACGGCGGCGATTCAGGTCGCACCATCCGCTGGACGCGGGTTTCTGGGTATTGCACCCATGAAATACGGTCAGCGAGCCACTCCTGAAGTTTGAATTGAAATTTCCGCATAGAACACCTTTCCAACCAGTGGACTCACCAGTATAGGCGATAAATGATAGACGTTTATGGAATTGGCGTCACGCTGAAGCTGACGGATCTGGTTGCCCCGCAACTGATGAAGTTGTCGGAACAGTTCGTCAAACTTGATGCGCTGGCGCTGCAGGTGAACAAGCGCCTGCAAAAGATGGGCGCAGAGACTGCGGGCGTGCGAAACCTGGCAGTCGCGTCTAAAAGCCTCGGAACTGGCCTGAAAGACGTCAATACCCAGGCACTGCTGGCAGAAAAGAACATCCGGGCAATTAAAGGCGGCATGCCGCTACGCGGGCTGGGAATCGAGCGCGAACTGATTGGGGCTAATGCAGAAGCTCTTGCGCTTGAGCGCCGGCTGGTCGGACTTCGTGCAGCTGGGCGCACGCCGTTGCTTGGAGGCGGCCGTGGAAACGGTGGCGGTGGCGGTGCTGGAGGTGGCGGCGGTGGCGGTGCGGGTGGTGGTCGCGGTCACCGCGGCGGTTTGCACGGCGGGAATCTTCATGTCGGACCTGGCGGTGTAGGTATCGGCAGCGTCGGGATGGGGCTTGCGGCCGACGCGATGGTCCCTTTGGCGGTGGCCGGCGCTGCCGTCTACACCGGGCACCAGTTCTATGAGGCCGCCAAAGACTACGACATGGCCTTCAACAGGTTCAAAACATTGAATCTGGGCAGCAAGATCGATGAAGACGCAAATGCGTTCGCTCGTGGCACACATCAGTTTGGCGTGTCGATGACGGATCGCATGACGATTTTGCGTGACATGCACGAGGTGATGGGTAGTTACGAAGAAGCCAAGGCTGTCACACCTCTGTTTTCGCGCATGCTCGCGGCCAACGTGGGCGTCTTTGGAGAGGAAGGCAACAAGTTCGATACCAAGACGTTTCAGGCGCTCGGCAAGGTCATTGAGATGCGCGGCGGCACCAACTCCGAAGCCGAGATGTTCAAGCAAGCTGACTTCGCGCAGAAGACCTTGACCGGTTCAGCTGGCTTGGTCACTCCGGAGGATCTGCTCGCGTTCTCGAAAACAGGTGGAGTTGCGGCTCGACTGCTTTCCAACAAGGCTTTCTACCAGGAATCGGCACCGCTCATACAGGAAATGGGTGGCAATAAGTTCGGTACCGCCTTGATGAGCGCGCATCAGAATTTGGCGATGGGCCGTGGCTCGTTGAAGTCCATGAAAGAGGCGGCCAGGCTCGGGATCATCGATGAAAAGATGATCGAATACACCAAGATCGGCACGATCAAACAGGTTTTGCCTGGGGCGTTGAAGGATGACGAACTGTACAACACCTCCAAATATCAATGGCTCATGAAGAGCTTGATTCCGGCGATTCGCGAGAAAGGTGTTCGTGGAAAAGACGGGCTTGTAAAGGGTAACGACATCACCGACGACCAGATCGTCAACGAGCTGAACACTATTTACAGCCAGCGGACCGCCGGCAATGCCTTCGCGCAAATGTACCTGCAGCGTCACAAGATCGATAAAAACGTCAATGTGACGGAGGGGGCAATGGGAATCGACGCCCTGGAGAAAACCTATAAAAACTCTGCTTCTGGAGCCGAAGCCGAGTTTTCCGCTGCGTGGAAAGACTTCAAGGCGGAATTCGGTAAAAGCATGCTCCCCGCGATTTCTGACATGTTGAAGAACGGTGCCGTCATTTTGCGCGCGATCGGTGATTTCGTTGAAAAGCATGGCGCAGAACTGAAGATGATCAACTCTGCCATGGGCGCTGCATCGAATGTTGCCAACCCGGTAGGGCGGATCTGGGACAGTGCCAAAAATGTCTACAACGATTTTACGCAAAAAAAGCCAGATGGAATTGCACCGAAGACCCAGAATCAAGGCGGAAATGTCCATACGACGATCAACGTCGACGGTAAGAAACTGGCGACGGCGGTGACGCCGTATCTGGCCAGTAAGCTCGGTTCTGGCTTGTACCCAAGTACGATCGACAACAGCCTCGGTTTGCAAATGCCAGGATTGAAATAATATGACGATAACCCTGGTGCTCGGCGATTTCGTGTTTCAGGACATGGAAATCCCCGAGGATATTCCGTTCGGCGGTCCGCAGCGTCTGGCCATCAAGAAAATGATCGGCGGCGTACGTGACATTCAAGGGTTAGGGGATGATCCCAAGCCGCTGGAATGGACTGGTACATTTTTCCCGACATTTGGCCAGAGCGCTCTGGAGCGCGCCCAATATTTGCAGCAAATGAAGGCTGCCGAGCAGCCTGTAACGCTCTCCTGGGATCAACTGTACTACCTGGTGTATATCAGCCATTTCGAGCCAGATTATCGGTTCGGCCGGATCCCGTACAAGATCAGTTGTGAGGTGCTGGAGGATCTCACGGCGCCGATCGGCATCGGTTTCGGACCTAATGCCGATGACCTGATCAACGGCGATCTGGACTCTGCGAACGCACTGACGGCGTCGACCGGCGATAGCACACTGTCGGGATTGATGAGTTCGGTATCGTCGGCGGTGTCCAGCGTGACGACTTTCGTCGGCGCGTCGCTGAACCAGGTCGCATCGGTGCTACAGCCTATCCACCAAGCCGTTTCATATGTGAGCTCAGCCATCACCAAGACGGATTCGATACTGGCAAGCGTCGGTGTGCCGGCCGGAGTGCTGCCAGCGGTTCCTCTTTTGCAGAATATCAACACTTTCACCGCGTACGGCAGCGCAAACAATTTGCAGGTCCAGTACCTGCAGATTGGCTCGCTGCTGGGGCGCATGCAGGCCAATCTTGGGCAAATCAACTCCAGTGGCAGGGTAGTGACGGTCGGCGGCGGTAACTTGTTCGACATCGCGTCGAAGGAATATGGCGATGCGACGGCCTGGACGCAGATCGCCCAGGCGAATGGGTTGAAGGACCCGGCGCTCACCGGCATCACGACGCTGGTGATCCCACCGTACAACGCGGCCACCGGCGGCATTCTCAATTCCTAGGTACCCATGACATCTTTCCTGACCCCTACCGGGCGCCAGCCGCGCGGTGCGGTCAAGGTGAACGGTGAATTGATAGCTGGCTGGATCGAAATGGAGATCGAGAACAACTCGTACTACAGCGCGGACACATTCCATTGCCAGTTTGCTGCGCATGCGCTGCCGGCTGATCGAGATGCAGTCTGGTTTGCCGCTCAGCAGGACATGTACATAGAGTTGTTTATCGGCTTCCCCGCAAACGTCGGCGCCTATACCGTGGACGAGTTGAAAAGTTGGATCTATGGGCAGGTCGACGAGATCGATTACGACATCGCCAGCGGCACCATCTCGGTAACCGGGCGCGACTTGACGCGGGTATTCATCGACACGAAAACGACGCAGAAATGGCCCAATTTGACGGCCTCTGCCATCGTCACCCAGTTGGCCAAATCACATGGCCTGACGCCGATGGTCACAGCAACTAAGACTCCGGTCGGAAAGTACTACGAGATCGACCATGTCAATATGGCAGACGAGCGGTCCGAATGGGACATCTTGAACTACCTGGCCGACATCGAGGGATTTAAGGTCTGGGTCCGCGGGCAGTCGCTTTATTTTGCTCCGCCTCCGGATCCGACAAAGGTCACTCCTTACCAAATCGTTTATTCACCAAAGACAAGCACGACATCGCAATCGGCCAACTTTGAGAACGTGAATTTCAAGCGGTCGCTGACGGTGTCTCGCGGCATCCAGGTGATTATCAAGTCCTGGAACAAGAAGAATGCGCACGGCTTCTTCGCCACCTATCCCGCCAAGGTCAAAACGATCTCGGTAGGGAAATCCACGACCGGCGCCGGCGCGCAGATTTATTCGAAAACGGTAGCAAATTTGTCGCAGGAAGATGCCATCCGATACGCCCAGAACTGGTATCAGCAGCTGATCGCTCACGAGATGAAGTTCGACAACCTGCGCATGCCAGGCGACAACGACGTCGACACGACATCGATCATTGCCGTCAGCGGCACAGGA